GCTGTTGGAATCATCTGGAAGTTGGCAGCCCGGACAAGGTCGGCAAGAAGGGTAGGGCCGACAAACTCCAGTGCACTTTCTCCGCTATTTACACTAGGAACTTTGCCGGCCTGGTCTTCATAGCTGGAGGGAGTATCGGATAAATCGAGAAAGGCGCCTCCGCCAGGGCTGCCCTGGGGCCAGGTGGCGATGACGCAGGCATCCCTTGGATTGCCTCCGGGAATGGCCACGATGACATAGTTGCCAATGACCATGGCGCCAGAGGGGATATTCCTGGCCACGTTGATGTCGTCGAAGTAAGTCGTGAGGGACCCTGCGAGCTGGACGCCCGCCTTGTAGGTCCCGCTGTCGAAGTTCTTGAGGATGCCGACTTCTATCATAACTCCCCTGACCTCATAACTCCCCTAGCCCCTCTTATCTTAAGAGGGGGATCCTTTCATTCATCGGTGTAGAGCTGATGAGGGATGACTTTAGAGGTGCGGGAGACGGCTTTGAGCTTCTTGTCGTAGCGGTCAAGGCGTTCCTTACCCCAGGCTTTATAGTTGATGGTGGCGTGCCTGCCGGCGATGCTGGCCCGGTCCACCGTGTAGGCCGAGGCTGACATGGCTAAGTAGCCTGTGGCGCCGAGAACTATAATCTCCTCGTGCTCCGTCGGGATAGTAGTGGACTGGGCGTCCAGGGTGTGCTTCTTAAGCCAGCGGACACGGGCGTCGTTGCCGTTGCCTTCGTCCTGCATGTAAAGGTGGCCGGCCCAGTACTCGGTCCTCTGGAGATATTTAGGGGTCTGGCCAATGGGGAACTCGACGGACTCGACTTCGAGCAGTCCTGTCAGGGAAGAGATATCGAGCTCGGTATCCCCGTCGGTGGTGGCGATATCGCCCTGCTGCTCGATGGGGGCGTGGAGGGAGTACTCCGTAACTACCCTGTCGATGGCTCCGTCGACCTCGTCGTCCGTCCAGCGGTAGTTTTGGCTGTCGGTGTCCTGGAGGTCCTCCCGGACCCGGGCTCTCATTTCTGTCAGGTTCATTTCATGCCTCCCCTTTTCATAACTCCCCTGGCCCCTCTTATCTTAAGAGGGGGATTGGGGAGGTAGGAGTCAGTAGATTCTGAATTCCGACTACTGACTCCTGCCTTCCGCTAGTCCCTCACTCCTGTGAGCATGGCGGCCTTGACGATGGAGAAGTTGGCCAGGGATACATACCACTTGACCCTGGTCCTGGCGGCGTCCTTGGTCTCCAGGGAGCCGAGACGCTCGACCTGAATCATCTCGGGGCTGGTAAGGCCGCAGACCGCACCCTCTCCTATCTGGAAGGCGAAGATAGCCGAGCAATCCGAGGACGTGCCCACGGTGTAGCTATCCTTAACCCAATCGTTGACACGGACAGGGATGCCGTTGTAGAGCTCAACGAACTCGCCGAGCTTGCCCTGGCCGACCTGCAGGTTGCTGCCCTGGGCCCTGGCCAGCGCTGCCAGCTTCCGGCGGGACCGGCGGCTCATTAAGAGCAGGTCGGGCTTGCCGCCCCTGACAAGGTCAATGAGCTTGTCCATGCTGGTCAAGGAGAGGGTTGCGCCATTGGCCCCCGAGCCGAGGTGATTGCCGTAGCGACAGGTCCAGACCACGGAGCCGTCGCTGTTGGTCTCGCCCTCGGTGGTCTTCCAAGTGGGCTCGGAAGCATCCGATGTGCCAGCGGTGGTACACTCATACCGAAAGCCGTTCTCGAGGCCGGCGGTGGGGACAACGACATCTCCCAGGGAATAGGCAGTGCTGGCCTCCCAGGCTGTGCCCTTCATGGTCTTATACAGGCCGTCGGGCTGCTTGGCGTTGACACCGGAGTCCCCGTTCAGGAAGGCGTTCTCGAACTCATTCCTCAGGGCCTTGGCCTTCTGCTCGATGACGGCGGCCTCGAGGTCCTGAATGTTAGAGCGGGTGGCCTTAAGGAAGTTGTCCACGTCGGCGTCTCCGCCCAGGATGCAGAGGCTGGCGGAGCACTGCTCGAACTCGGGCTCTGAGGTGGTCCAGGTATCGGTGACGGGGTCGTACCAGGCCACGGTCGGCAAGGTCCTTTCCCGGTTGTACTTCAGGCTATTGCCCACGATCTGGATGAAGGGCAGCTCCTGTAAGATGGGGCTGTCCTTGACGATGGTCTCGATGATTCCCTTAAGCAGGATATCGGTCGAGAGCTTACTCGCTTCTGCTAATGATATGCTCATGATTAGCTAGTTCCTCCTTTTTGCTGGATTCCAGCGGCGATCTTCTCCCGGGGAGATAAGCCCTCAATGGATATCTCGCCCCTGGGTGGTGCCCCTGCCGGGACCCTGGTCTCTTTGGCCTGGGCTTCGAGGCTGGCCTTGACGGACTCGGCGATGGTGGTAGCCTTCGCCAGCGAAGCGTCTATCTCCTCGATGGTGTCGCCGGTGATGATGTCCTGGGGAATGGTGGGATTGGTAGCCCTGACGGCATCGAGGTACTTGGCCACGGCCTGGGAGTTGGCTTCCTTGACCTGCTCGAGTTCGGCGGCGGCTGCTTCGCTTCCCTGGGTCGCTTCGCTTAGCGAGGCTTGGAGATTGCTTCGCTCTGCTCGCAATGCTTCGCCTTCGGCTTGCAGCTCGGCGATGCGAGCGTCCTTTTCAGCCAGGGCGGCCTCGACAGCGGCCTTAGCCTCCTTCTCCTCCTCGAGCTGGGCCTTGATGGCCTCCAGGTCCTCGGGTTCCGGAGCGTTGTTCTGAGTTTCTTTAGTTTCTGGGGTTCCGTTTTCCATATGTTTCTCCTATTCCTCTTGAGATTGCTTCGTCCCAATAAATCGGGACCCGCACTGACCGAGAGGTGAGTTATTACTCAGGCGCTTCCATCTCGCCTGCTAAAGCTTGGCGAGCAGGCTCCGCGGCAACCGCTCTCTCTCTCGCTCCACCACGTGTGGAAGCTGCCCTAAACTCCTGATTCATCTTGAGGATCCTGCCTCTCTCCTCCAACCACCTGGAGAATTCCCCGTCGGGGTCCTGGATCCCCATTTCGTCCATGGCGGTCCTCCGGCTGTGGACTCCGGCCTGGACCAGTAGCTGCTCGGTCTGGGCCTGTCTATCGACATCCTGGGGTAGTACTTGGCCCCAGACCACTCTATGGTTCACTCCCTCAAAGTTCTCGTTCATAAACATCACCGCCAGCCTCAATATCATGGCGTTACGCTGGTGATAGGCGTTGGTCCTGATGGTACGTTTTCGGATCACCTTCTGAATAAGGCTGCCGAGCTCGACGTTCAGGGCTGCGCCGGATAGCTCCTTCTCGATACCTCCCCAGGCAGCCTGGGGCGTCTCCGAGATATCGTGAAGGGCACGGTACAACAAATCTATATAATCGACATGCAGCCTGACTCCGCCGCCTTGCAATAAGTCCAGAAGATAAGCCCTGGCGTCCTCGGGTATGGTCCACAGGGCGCCCGGCTGGACCTTGATGTCCTCGGCTGATTCGATGTTCTCGAGGACGGCGATGGGGTTTCCCGACAGCTCCAGTATACGGGATAGCTGACTGAGAGCACGGTTGAGCTCCCGCTGCGGCTGGATAAGGATGGGGATATCGGACTCACCCCAGAAGTGCTTGGGCTGCTTTACATTGGGGAAGATGATAAACGGGATAAAGCCATAAGGGTTGGGGCTGGACTCTATGATGTCATTATCCAGGTATATGTCGAATGCCTTATCCGTCCAGACCTCGGTGATGGTGGCGGCCTTCTTATCAACCTGCCCGCCAAGGCTTGGCAGGCGGGTGGCCTGGCCATAAAGAAGCTGGACCTCATCCTGAGTAAGCGTGTATCGCGAAGCGACTCTACACACCCTGGAAGTGTCATCCCCGAGCCACCAGGCATAGATGCCGGAGACATCGGGAGCGGTGATACGGATTCGCTTCCCGTCGGTATCCCATATCACCTTGTAGCAGCCGTCTCCCAGGACAGCGGCGTCGACTTCGGTCTCGTAATCGAGCTGCTGAAGGTTGTTGTCCTCGTAGACCTGGCGGAGGATCTGCTCGGCCCTGCGGGCTTTGGTCTCTTCACTTTCGAGATTGCTTCGTCGCTGCGCTCCTCGCAATGACAAGCGGGCATCGGTGGGGTAGCAGGCAAAGCCGAGTCCCTGCATAAGAAAGCTGGTGACCTTGTCAACGGAGACCTTAGCATAGTTGAAGACGAGCTGGCGGTGGCGCCCGCCTGCCAGGCCTTGGCGG